AGGACGCGTGGACCGTGGTGGAGTGCAACGCGTGAAGCCGTCCCGTCCCCACGCGCGTGGGGGTAAGCGCCAGGCCACGCCCGCCGAACCAGAGGCCCTCACGGAGCGCCTGGAGCTACGCGTGTCGCCGTCCGAGCTGGAGGCGTATGAGGCTGCCGCGGCGGCAGAGTCGCGGCGTCTGGGACTGCGCGTGTCGGTGAGCGCGTGGATCCGGCGGACGCTCAATGAGGCGACGGAAACGACGAAAGCCGCCCGGTGAGGGGCGGCAACGTGCGTGTGCTATGATTCCGTGGCCATCACCACGGGCTCGGTAGCTCAACGGGAGAGCGGACTGCCGATGCGCGTTCGAGTCGCGCCCGGGTCCCGGGTGGTGGCAACTGTCCGGAATGGCCGGATGGTTCAGCTAGTAGTTCCCGACGCCATCCGCCTGCCACTCGACAGGAATGGGTCGACCGTCGCCCCAGACGCGCTCCGGAGTTGTCCGTAGGCCGAGCTTGGCCACGCCATGGTCGAGAGCGACGGCGCGCCACAGGGCGAGCCCAGGGTCGCCACGACGCGTCTTCGACGACTGCCGGTGAGCGACGATGTAGCTGATGTGGATGCCCTCGGTGGGCCCGTTTTCGCAGAGCCACGTGAGTGCTGCGCGTCCGGCTTCCACCACCTTCTCGTCGCAGGACGTGTCGAGCCCAGTGAGCGACGCCTCGCACTCGACGCCAATGCTCGATGCGTTCGCTCCGTTCCCGTGCCACACATAGGCACGCAGCGGATACGCGATGACCGCGGTTCCGGTGGTAAATGCGGTCACGTGCGCATGCACCCGGAGCGCGCGAAGGTGACGCGCGAGCGCCGGGTCACCGTTTGCCGCTCGCAGGTCCGCCTTGCCAGGCGGCAGGAGCGTCGCCGTTTGATGCAGGCAGATCGTATCGATCGTCGACGGGTCGCGCATGACGAGCGCGCCCTTGTGGAGCTTGCCGGCCTTCGGTGGGCCAGATGGGGTCTGGCGGGAGCGGAGATCGAGGACGCTCATCGCTCCCGCCTCCGCACCTGCACATCCGGAAGCTGACCGTAGTCGCGCTCGGCTTCAATGCGCCGCATCGTCTCGGCATCGGTCGCACCAACGTGCAGTTCCGATGCATCAATCTCGCGGCTGCGCTGGACGAGAGACTGCACGACGTGCACCACCGCGTTGACGAACTCGCGCAAGCTCACGGCTTCACCGCCGCGATGGCGTCTTCGGCGACCTTGGCCGCGTCGACATGGGGGACGTCCTCCTGCGCCAGCTCTCGGAGGCGCCGAAGGGCCTCCTCGGGGCTGCGCTTGTGGAGCATCGCGGACAGCGCGCGCAGTAGCGTTGCCACGATGGGACCGGCGCCGCCGGGGATGAGCGAGGCGCCCACGGAGAGGCCATCCAGAACGTGGCGGGCGGCTTCGGTGTGGTCACTCATGGTGCACTCCCGCCGCTCGCGCAGCATCCACGATCGCGCTCATATGCCCGGCCAGCGCGTCAGCGAGCGACTGGACACGCTGCCACGCGGATTCGTCCTGCGACTCCGCGGCAGCAACGATCGCGTCCAGGTACGCCTCGTATGCGTCGACCGCTGCATTATGGATCTGTTCCCAGCGCGCGTACTTCGCCGCGATCTGCTCGACGACACCACGGGAGCAGGCGAGGCGCTCTTCGGGCGGCCGGCTCATGTCGCACGAACGTTGGAACGAATCGATCGCCTCGTTCGTGATCGCGCCGTAGAGCGCCTGCGAGTCGGCTTGCAGCGCCGCGCGCGTCGACTCGGCGATTCGCGCGTGGGTCTGCGCGAGCGATGGTCCGCACCCGCCGGAGCAGTACGAGCACACGGCGACGGCGAAGAGCACGACCAGCCAGAGGCCGATGGCGTGAGGGCGGTTCATTGGTCACCTGCACGATGCAATCGCACCGGTGGCGGAAGCACCTGGCCGGCCATGATCGCGATCACGACGCCACCGGCGTCGGCGTATCCCATCGCGAATAGTCCTGCGGCGAGCGCCGAGAGGATTGCGAGGATCACGAGCCCGTCCCAGTCCGTTCTCAGTCTGTCGATCATGACCCACCTCTCGGTGTGTGACTTGAGCTCTGTCCGCTGATGAATGCGCTCAGGCGGACGTATCGCGAGGCGATCGCATCAAGATCCCGACGATGGTCCAAAGCAGCCCGTTGCCGCCGTAGAACACCTCGCGAACACCCGGAGGTGCCCAGAGCGAGATCGCGGTGAAGCAGAGCGCTCCGACAACGAGAACCGCCGCGATGGGCCAGGTGATGAACGCCTTGATGGTGCTGAGCATGGTTGTTCCTTCGGTTCACTCCGCACTCGGCGGAGGCGTGGATTCGTATCTGGCGAGGCGCGCGGTCAGGTCGCCCAGTCGACGCGTCTGTTCGGTCATCTCCAGACCGATCTGCGCGATCGCGTTGTTCGACGCGTCGACCGTTGCCTTCATCGCTTCGATGATGCCGGGGCACTTTCCGTGCTCTTGCTCGAGCGTCTCGAACCGACCTTCGAGCGCCTCACATCGCTCCTCGGCCCGCGCGGCCCGAGACTCGGCTGCCGCCGTCCGCTTCTCGCAGTCCACGAGCGCGGCGTTTGATCGGTACACGTGCTGATGCGCACCGTCGAGAGCGTCGAGTGCGTGCTTTGCGGTGTCCTCGCGCGCAACGTCAACGCGTGCGTCTGCCGTGGCTTCCGCTCCGATTCGCCTCTCGCGAGTCGCGAGCCATTGCCATGCGCGCCCGAGCCCGAGCGCGGCAACGGCTGTGCCGATGTACGAACCGACTTGCTCAAGCGAAGCCATTACGCGCCAGCTTTCGCGTTGACATTGGCGTTGCCGGGCGCCTGTGCCTGATCCGGAATCGAAGGCGCTGGTGGCCAGTTGCTCTCGATCTCGTAGAGCGCGGCGACGTCGGCGTGCCCGTTGTCGCGCGCCTTCTGCGCTGCCAGCCTGTAGCCCCCGCGCACGCCCGCGAACACGAGCTCGATGTCCGTGCCCGACCACGACCCCGTGCCTCGGATTCGGTATCGGCCCGATTGCCCGGCGGCATCGATCTCGTACCCGAGCGTGTTCAATCGCGCGACGATGTCGGCGAGCTCTTGCTGCGTTGTCATACGGATGCCCCCCACACGGTGCGGACCCACTCGTCGCGTTGATCGGCGAGCGCGGCGCTGATGACAGACGGGATCGCGAACACCTCGCAGATCGCGCCGTCGTGCCACGACGAGCCAGACGCGGTGTTCCCGAGCAGCATGGCGAACCCGTAGTTGCCACTGAAGTGCGCGCCCGTCGTGCCGTTGTAGTTGCCCGATGACGCGCCCAGTTTCGCGTTGAGCGCAGCCGAGTTGTCGAACGTCGAGCGCAGTCGGTAGATGGTTCCCGTCGACGGCACGACAGCCGATCCGCTTCCGTTCAACACGCCTGGGATCGCGACGCGATCGAACCCTGGAGAGCAGAAGTTCACCGCGTAGCACGCGGCCGATCCCGCCGTCAGGCAAAGGCGATTCGACGTCTGCGTCGCGACGAGCCCATTCGCGGCGTAGTTGGTCGACGCGCGGAGTGTGTCCGCGAGGAACACGACCTCGATCGTGTATGGCCCGAGCGAACCGAGGATGGTCGAGAGCAGAGGGCCGGTGAAGACGTCGTTGGTCCCGTCGAAGTCTGGAACGAGGTGCTGCCCGACCGTGCGTTGCGTCGGCGATCCGCTCGCTGTGAACGACAGGCCGCGGCCTTCGTCGCTCGTGATCGACGAGTAGACGCCGCCCGAGATCGATGCGCGCGATACGAGGTCCATGCGAAGCCACAGGCCCGTGGACGCGGCGGCTGCGCGGATCGTCGATTCGAGATGCCGCAACCCAACCGACGCCGCCGGGAATCGACATGCGACGGGCATCTCAGCGCACCCGCCACGTCGTCGAGCTGGTGCGCACGAGCAGCCACGCGCGATCGGTCGTCGTGGAGCTGCTCGCGGTCGTCGAGTCCGGCAACGTCATCGACGCATTCGCTGACCCGCCGTTGATCGACGAGCCGGAGTCGGGCGCCACAATGATGCTGTTGTTGCCTGTGTTCGCCTTCGCGATGACGATCGCGGTGCCGATCGGATGATCGGTCGAATCGCGCAGCGTGAGCGTGCATGTGCCCGACGAGTACGTGACCTCGACGTCGTCCGCATCCGCGTCGATCGTTGCTGATGACGCGTTGACGGTCTGCACGGTCACCTTGTAGCTGCCGTTCGTTCGGAGTTTGACGATCTGCGCGATCGCGTCGCCTCCGCCCGTGGCGTGCGTGCTTGCGTGCGACGTCGGCGTGCGCGAATCGGATAGCCGCGAATCGTTGCCGGCGCACGCGCTGGTCGACGACGTGCCGAGCGTGCGAAGTCCCGCGGTGCCGGCCGCCGGGTCCTTGATCGCGCTCGCGATCTCGGTGCCACCCACCGCGCCAGCCGCAATCGTCGGATTCGGGTACGTGCCGGTGAGCGACCCGCCCGCACTTGTGCCGGTGATGACCGCGATCGCCGTGCTCGTTCCGGAGTCGCTGATCTGCGTCGTGTAGTCGGCGTATTCGTTGGCACCGATCAGCGCGTTCGAGCATCCCGAGCCGATGGTGATGCTGTTCGGGAACTGCCGGATCGCGCACCCGTTGATGATTGGCCGCGAGAGCGTGCCGGTGGTGCGCACGCCGCTCGACGTGTTCGCGATCGTCGACGTCGTGGTGGCGCGGATCGATACTCCCTCAACGATCGTTCCGACGACACCACCGGCGCCGCCGTTGTTTTCGATCGATACGCCGACAGCATCTGGATTCGCGCCGGTGAGGATCTGTACGACGCCGCCGGTGACGTTCGGTCCATGGCACGTCGTGCCGTTGTCCATGAGGCGCATGCCGTAGCGCGAAGCGCCGCCGACGTATGCGCCCGTAATCTGCACCGGGCCGCGGGCGCGGATGCCGACATCGCATCCGTTCGTGCGGCATCCGGTGAGGACGGTGCTCGCGCTGGACGGCGATGCGTCGGTCTGCGTATCGACGACGTCGAAGCCGGTGAACAGGTTCGAGTTCGTACCCGTGAAGACGGGTCCGGTGCTCATGTTGGCGTAGCACTGCTGGAACCAGTAGTTGGTTCCGCTTGTCCATCCGAACGCGGCGCGGAGCGATTCGTATCCGAGTTGCGTTGCGCTCCAGCTGCCAGAGCTTTCGATGCGAACGTGGATCAGCGCAGCGCCGGATCCGTTGATGTTGACGACCGATGCGCCAGTGCCGGCCGACGGCGGTGCGCTCACACGTATGAGCAAGTCGACAAGCCGAGCGCCGGTGCCAAGCGTGAATGCGGTACGATTCGCGCCAGAGATCAGGAATCGCGTGTTGACCTGGCTGCCACGAACGATGACGTTCGTTCCGACTGAGATCGGAGACGAGATCGTGTACTCGCCACGACGAACGAACACCTCGCACGTCGTGAGCGGCGTGCCCGTGCTGAGATTCGCGGCCGCGATCGCCGCCGCAAGCTGCGTCCCGTCGCCGTTGTCGAGGTAGTCGCAGTTCGCCGCCGTGTCGCCGCTCGCGCTGTTGCCGACGACGATCGCGTAGGGCTTCGTCGCGACACCCGCGGAGAGCTTCGCGGTCGTCACCGATGCGTCGGTAGGCGTACGCGTGTCCGAAAGGCGCGAATCGTTGCCAGCGGTCGCCTGCGTCGCGCCCGTGCCAAGCGTGCGGAGGGACGCGACTCCGGATGCGCCATCCGACGGGATCGCGGCAACGGCAGCCGCGGCCGTGCCTGCCGGGTCAGCTCCGACCTGCGCTGCCGTCGTCGAATGCGGGTTGCTCGTGCTCGCAACATGGGCGTCGAGCGTGGAGCCGTCGGCCGAGACGTCGCGGCCGTCGATCGTCTTGCCGCTCGCGACGGTCACATCGCCAGTGATCGTGCCGCCCGCGCGAGGCAGGAAGTCGCCGTGCGCCGTCGCGATTGCCGCATGCGTCGCGATGGCGCTCGACACGTCCGAAGGTGTCGCCGCCCCGATGCTTGTCGTCGTGATCGTCGCGAGTCCCGTCGCAAGCTCGGCCGCGGTCGTGTATCCCGGGTGCGGATCGCTTGCGGCTTCGTGCGCAGCAACCGCTGTCGTGATGTCCGCTGGAGTGGCCTTCGCTGCGAGCGCCACGTCGAGCCCGGTGATCGCGCTCGTTGGGTGCGCATCAGAGGCGTCGCGCCCGGTGAGGTCGTTGTGGACCGTGACGCCGCCGAGTTCATCGGTAACCTCGGTCGCGAGCTTCGCGAGCGTGATCGAGCCGTCCGGAACGACCGCAACGTGCGCGGGCCCAACCTCGATGATGCGCGTCTCGCCAGCATCCTCGACCTCGAACAGCACGATCGTGTCGGTGACCTCGAAGACGGTAGTCACGATGCGGCCTCCACCGAGTCTTCGACGATGAACGCGCCTTGCCCTACGAAGCGCTGGCCATCCGCGAGAGTCACGAAGAGCGAATAGCGACCGTTGCCAGGCTCAAACGCTGCCGTTGTCGCCGCGTCGAGGTCGATCTCGAAACTGCCATCGCTCGCGTCCACGATGACAATCATGGAGCCTTCGGACGTCGTCTCGAACATCGACCCGCCACTCGCGTCGACCACGCGCAACTCGATGAGCGCATCCGTGAGGTCGTACGGCGACGTGATGCCAGCCGCAGCGGTTCCGCCACCGACTCTCCACGGCTGACGGAACGAGCAGCCCTGCACCACGTGCATATCGAATCGGTGCTTCGCCATGAGACCTCAGGTGCGAGCGCTACTGAATGCGACGCCGGATGCCCCCACGACTACGAAGCCGTCATGGGGAGCGATCGTTGCGGCGGGCATCCAAACAACGCTGTTCAGGTTCTGATCCGTCGGGACGGTGCGCGAAGACCACGTCACGCCGGCATCGCCAGAAGAGAGCAGCCCGCCAGCCCAACCAGCGGCAACGAGCACGCCCTCGCCCTCGGCAACGCTAGTCAGCAAGCCTATGACGGCGCCACCCGGCCGAGGCGTCCACACGATGCCGTCCGGGCTTGTCGCAATCAGCGTATTCGGCCCTCCATCGAACCCAACGCCGACGAACTGCGAGTTCGTCGCGTCCCAGCAGAGTCCGATGATCGTGCCAGTGAGCCCGTGCGCGTTCGCACTCCATGTGACGCCGCCGTTGGTCGAGATCGCGACGTCCGACCCGTATCCAGCCGCGATGACGGTGCCGACACCATCGAATGCAACACCAGAGAATCCGAACGTTGCACCCGCGCTCACGCTGCGAGGCGTCCACGTGATGCCGTCGGGAGACGTCAGGATCGTATTGTTCGCGCCGAATACGACGAAGAGCGAACCCGTCCATGCCGCGCCCGTGAGGTCCTCGATGGTGCCGCTCGTGCGTAGCGTCCACGGGCCGCCTGGAGAAGTGCCCGTGTAGATCTTCCCGCCCGCGCCGACGACGACGAAGCAGATCGACGGGCCGTACGCGAGACCGTTCCAGGCGATTCCGCGAAGGTTCGCGGTGATGCCAGTTGGATCTGATGTCCAAGTGAAGCCGTCCGGCGACCTCAGGATCTTGCCGCTGTTTCCGACGGCGATCGTATGCAGGGTCGTTCGTGTCGTTCCGTAGAGGTCCTCGGTCGTGCCCGGATCGACGTGGACCCAGTCGCGAGCGCGCCAGTCATTCAGATCGAGCGGGTCATACTCGAACGTCGCGTGTGCACGACGAACGCGCTCAAACTGCGACTCGAGCGCGGCGTCTCGGTCCACACTGACGAAATTGACGTGGACGACGTGCGACCACCAATCGTTCGTCAGAGCATCGCCGGCTCGACCACTGCCCGCGTAGAACGGCTGATAGCGCGCGAACTGAATGTGCTCGTGCCCGAGCGCAGTGGCCATCTCGATCAGGTCGGGCTTCGCGTGCCCGGCCGAGTCGAGCAGTTTCGCCCCGATCACGGCTCGACGATCGTCGTCGGTGCCCGATGCTGTCAGCCCAAGCGTCTCCTCCCACTCGTCGAGGAGCTCCTCGGTCTGGCTCGGGAGCACCTCGCCACGGAGGTCGCCGAGGCGCTCCTGGATGCGCGCGAACTCGACGGCGAGCGCCGATACGAGCTTGACGATCGGCGAGTCCAGCTCACGACGGAAAAGCCGCTGCGGGAGCAGGCCGAGGAGCGCATTGCGGGCGCGGTCGATGGTGCTCTGTGCGGGCATGAATCCCTATGGATCAAGGGTGATCCACCAACCAAATGGTGATGCTAAGTGCGCCTGCGGTCGCACTCGGCCGTTGACGTCGTCGCGCGCATGTGCAGGTTGATGCGCATGCGAATCGCATTCGTCGCCCTGCTTCTGACTGCCGCCGGCTGCTACGCGTCTACGGAGCCAACCAGCACCGATCCGTCCAGCGGCGATGCGGGAATGGCCATGGCTCCGCGCTACTTCATGCTCGGAGATTCCGAGGTGACGTTCGAGGATGCGTGGAAGATGTGCGAAGCGGCCGGAGCAGACATCGCGATCTTTGATGATCCTGGAGAGGCGACGCCGATCGAGCAGGCTTGCAATCCGTACCCATGCTGGACGGGCAACGTCGTGTTCGGGCTCAACGGTTCACATACCGCGTTCGTCACACTTGGCGGCGGAGAATGGGAGCAATTGCCGACTCACGTCGGACCTTGGTCCGCGCATGTTCTGTGTGAGCGTCAGTAGTTGCGCGGTCCAGGATCGGTGAAGGCAATCTCCACCCCGTGGAATCCGTCGTTGGCGGAGCCGGCGGTATTGCCAGCGCCAACGAACAGAACGTACCTATTCGACCCGACCGTCTCCGAGATCGTTCCAGATGTGATGACCTGAGGTCCAGTCGTTGTGCCATCGTCGTATGTCAGCACTGGCACCGAGGAGCTTCCGTAGGAAGGGCTGCCACCGAAGCTCATCCCGGTTCGCTTCACCAGCGACAGATACATTCGGTTCGATCCGGAACGTGCGGCGCCAGGAGACACCAGCGCTTTGATCGAGGTGATGACGCATCCGTACCGGATGAACGTCGAAAGGTCGAGCATCGCGTACATGCTATTCGTCTGGAATGTGTACGCCGTGTTCGCGACGGTGTACGTCCCGGACGGGATCTTGAAGGAATGGTGACTGAGTTCTAGCGTGCGCGGCTTGGCTGGCGCGTGAACGAACTCGCCTGACCCGGTAATCTGCACGTCGTTGACAGCCAGCACGTATGCGCCGGCCTCGACGTTCGCAGTCGCAACGACGGATCCGGCATCGCTCACGGTCACGGCGCTGTTCTGCACGAGACGGCCATTGGTGCCGTCCCATCGCGCGATCGCATTGTCTGTCGACGTGCCGCCGCTCGGGCCCTTCACACGACGCTGCATCACCGTGTTGAGCTGCGTATGCGTGCCCTTCACGAGCGTGTCGCCGTCGCCCTCGATGGTCTGGCAAATCTGCTCTTGGCACGTGTCGTTCAGCCAGTCGGCGGTGACGATGGTCTTGGTCGGATGTTCCTCGCCGAAGCCATCCTTTCCGGTTCCGTTGGCATCCGCGAGGGCTGTCGAGTGATCGATACGATGAGCCATGATGCCTCAGAGCGAGCTGTAGGATGGCGTGCCGATGACGATCAGTGTGTCCGAGTCGCCTGGGACGACGTCGGCAACAGGCGAAACGAGCACGTGGTCGACCTCGCCCGTCGCACCGCTGATCGCCTCGTTGATGTGCGAGAGCAGCAGCGTTTCACCTGGCACCGCTTCGTCTCGCAGGAGCTGCTTGATCGCGGCCGTCACTGCGGCGCGAACGTCAGCGGTGTTCGGCGAGAGTTGAATGTCCGGGTCGAGCGTCTGCGGCGTCGGAGCGATCGCCTGGACCGTGAGCAGGTCGACGGGGGCTTTCGTTTCCAGGTACGCCGTGACGAGGGTTGGTTCGCCGCCGATTGGAATCGGGTCATCCGCGGTCGTCGTGAAAAGCACCTTCACGCTCGACGGTCCGAGCTCGTTCGGGCGCACCCAAACGCCGTCGACGTCGACGCCCTCAGTCGCGCGCGTCCACGCCTCGAAGTCAGCCTCGGTGCCGCCCTTGGGTGGCGTCCTGAGGCGCGTCAGGAGCCGAGCGTAGACCGACTCCACCGTCTCGATATCGGTGCCGCCAGAGATGCCGTCGGTGTCGACGACGCCCTCGCTGTTGACGCCAGCAACGGGCGAGCCGAGGAAGATCGCGGTGCCTGATGAACTGCGGCCAGCAAGGCCCGTGTTCGTCGCCGTGAATGCGACATGAATCGATCCGCCGCTCTCGGTCGCGAGGCTATCCGTCGCGAACTCCACGCCGTTGCGCAGACGAAGCGTCGTGCCCGCCGGAATCGTCGAGCCTGCCGTCGCGTCGAAGTCGGCCTCGCCGGTGTTGTACGTGGCCGGCTTGCGATCGATGCCGAAGAACGTGGCCCACAGGAGCTTGACCGCATCGGTCGCGGTCGTCGGCACCTTGTTGCGTGCGGCCCGATCGATGGCAGCGAACAGGAGCATGCACGCGCCGGCCTGAGCGAACGCGAGTGCGTATTCGACGACGCCGCGAGTCGACCCGTCGGCCTCCATCTTGGCGTCGATGTCCGCCAGGATCCGGGCGTGGATTTCCTGGAACGTAGGCGCAGCAAACGACATGGAACCTCAGATCGCGTAGTCGATCGCGAGAGCGAACGTCTTGCGCGTTTCGTCGAGGAGCGTGACGTGAATAGCCAGATCGATTCGGCCCGGCTTCGGATTGCTCGCGGTCACATCGACGGCGGTAACGCGAGTGCCAACCATCCGCGCGAGCGCATCCGAGGCCGCCCCCTGCGCAAAGGTCATCGCGCGCGAGACGGGCCGGATGTACGGCACGAGCCAGAGTCGACTTCCACGGATGGCCGTCGGGTCGAACGCGGTCGCGCAGTAGCCGTCGCGCTCGACACCTTCAGGGACTGGGTCGCCGTCGAGCGGTGGAGCGTCCGTGTAGAGGCTGGCGAGCATCTCGGCGATGATCGGCTCGCCTTCGACGATGCGGCTGTTTGCGTCGATGACGATGTCACCACCGGAAGCGTTCACCCATCGGAGAGCGGCGGAACACATGGATAGACCACCCTTCGTTTAGGCGACATGTGCCCAACTGCGGCGATGAATCACGTCGAACACGGTCCGTTTCGGAATTCCGAGCGACCGCGCGAGCTTGAGCATCGACGTGCCACCAAGTTCATACGTATGCCTGATGTGCCGCACGATGCTTTCCGTGATCCGCGCATGACCGTGGGTCTCGCCGCGAGGCACCCGATCTGGCCGCGTCCTGGATCCGTTTCTGTCCCCCCTGGGGATCAGGTGCGGCTTGGTCCTATGGTAGTTCCGAGCCTTCGCATACATGTCGCGCATGTTGTCGGCTTGGGTTCCATCGAAAAGATGGTCTGGCCTTACGCATCTACGATTGTCACACCGATGGCATATCTCGTTCTCGATCTCACCGTATGCGATCTCCCACGACACGCGGTGTGCTCGAGAGAGCCGCTTTCCATTCCAGAACTGCCCGTACCCGCGGCCATCAACGGACGCCGTCCAAACCCAGCAAGGCCCAAGTTCCTCGCGCACGATCGGACCGTCGCGATCCACCTTTGGCCAGAACCGATCTGCCATGGGTTTTGGTGTGGGTCCCTTCTTCATGCGCATTTCACCACGGTGGACGCGACGCTCGATGGCGCCGATTTTGGAATCGTCGGAGCGGTTGTTGGCGACCCGGGTGCCGCAGACGTGTGCACGTGCGTATTCGCCCACGTCACAAGCGCATTCAGTTCGGTCAGCACCTTGGAGGCTAGCGCCACGAAGTCGGACGGATTCTGCGAACCAAGGTGGAGCAGCCCGCCAGTGAGCAGCAGTTGAACGAGACCGTTCAACCCGTGCAGGCAGACATCACCCGTCGCCAAACCCTTTGGCCGGTGATCTCGATTCTGTACCGAGAGCGCGACGCCCTGCGCCGAGTCGCCGTCGGTCTCGGTGACGATGACATCGGACCCGATCGGTGGATTTGCGGAGAATCCGAACGTCGCGAATCCTTCGCACTCCAGGACATCCGGAAGTCCACCGTCCTCCAAGAGCTCGCCCTCAACCTGGAGGAGCTGGACCTTCCCCGCATCGTTCACGAGCTTGAGGATGTAGCGTTGCGTGCGTGCGCTCATGTCCAGGGCGTCCTCGGCGGCGTCACCGGGTACGCCGCCATCGGGTCGAGAGCTTCGCGGCGCTTCAACTCGAGCTCGCAGACGAAGCCGCTTTTCATCTCGGCATCGAACACGTAGCGGGCGGAGACGATGAGGAGCTCGACGCCGTTCAGCCCTAGCTCCGGAGCGATGACGGCATGGATCGTGTTCGGCTCCCACAGCGCCATTCGCGACGTCGAGCGATCGCTAAGCGGGTCGCCATCGATCTGCTCGTAGCGCCACCCCGAAACGACCGCCTTCACGCGCTCGCTGTTGCCTGCGCGGTGGTTGCGTTCGAGACGGGCACGAACGCCAACGTCGGATGGACCATCGCCGTTGCGCGCGTCGATGCGAAGCGGTCGGTGCCGCGTGATCGCCGGATCGAACACCTGCGCCTTGATGCGCGTGGCTGGCCCGTAGAGCGTGTCCGTGGCGTGCGTCGTTCCGCTGAAATGGTACGAGCCGAACCGCTCCGTGTGGTTGGTCTCGCGCTCCATTGATAGCACGTTCTCGCCGAGCACGAGCGGCGTCGTTCGCGGCGTCGCGTTGAGCGCAGCGAGCTCCAGAACGGTCGCGCCAGGGATGTAGCGAGGCCACAGCCCGCGTTGCTTGCACGCCTTCGAGATCGCGCTGAAACAGGTGTCGTTCTTGTCGATCGTGAACCTGCGGAACGGAGCGCCTGGAACCGCGCCGGCCCCGAGGCGAACCGCGAAGCCGAACGGCTGCACGATCTTCGATACGATCTGAACGACGGTCGCGTTCGTGAACTGGCGAGGCCGGACCATCGCGGTGCAGTCCACGAGGTCCGCCGTTGCGGCGCGGCCTTGAACCTCGAACGACATCTCGTCCCACGCGCGCTTCCCGCGAGACACGTCGATGTAGCCATCAACGATCATCTCGCCGTCGACGTGGACCGACACGAGATCGCCAGCCTCGAAGTGCCATGGCGTTCCAGTGTTCGCGAGCCGCTCCGCATACGAGAACGAGAACGGATGCGCGATCTGTTCGAGCCCAAGCGTTACTTCGCCGCGCAATAGGCCGCGGAGCTGCTTCCCGTTGTGGCGCAGCGTAATGGAATGTCCCGTCGGCATCTCAGGCGCTCAGGTATTCGATCGTCGTGCCCGCAGGAACGAAGAGCGGGTCGTCGAGGTCGTTGCGTTGCACGATCTCGTCCCATCGCGATGCGTCGCCGAGGAGCCGCTGAGCGATGACGAACGCGGACGTCTCGGCGGGAAGCTCGTACGTCTCGATCGTCGGCAGCCCAATGGCCGTCTCGGTCAGGTACTTGGTTGCCGCCGCGCGAAGGTCCGAGAGCGCCACGTACGTCTCGGCATCGACCGCATATAGGACGGCGTCGGGATCGCCATCGCTCGCTCCGGTGAGCAGGGCCGAGATCGCGGCGAGCACCTCTTTCGCCTGCGTCTTCGATTCGGGCGCCGTGTCAAGGATGGTCTCGCAGACCGTGGCAGCCACTTCGGAGCGAACCGCGAGCGTGATAGCCTGTGCGTTCCTGTCCGCCGCCTGGACGGCCGTGAGGTCGTCGGACGGGTCCGAGGCCATCCCGCCTGGCTCGACGGCTCCCAGGCCGCTCTCGTCGCCGCCCCGGGCCAGTAGGCCGGCAATGCCGAGCATGGCCGCGATTCGCTGGCCGTCGGTGAGCGCGCCGAACGATTCCTCGCTCGCCGACTCGGCCGTCATGACAGCGCCGACGGCGGCACGGACGACCGACCCGAGCGTGGTGAATGCGGCCGTTGGAGTGCTCGCCAATCCGGCCACCGTGCTGGCCATGGACGAGAGCGACGAGCCGATCGACGTGGCGAGCGTCGACTCGAACGCGAGCGCGGAGCCGATGGAACTCGTCAGCGAGCTCTGTAGCGCCGTGAGCTGGGTCTGGAACTTCGCGAGGACGGCTGGCTTGCTGAGCTGCGAGACCTGCGTGGCCGCGGCTGCAACGGATGCTGTGCGCGCCACTGAGACGGCATTGCGGGCCGTGCTCGTCGGGCTTGCACTCGACTGCTGGACCTGCCCCGTGACGTCCTTGATCGCGCGAAAGCGGAAGCGTGCAAAGCCGCCCTTCTGCCGCTCCTCGGTGACCTCGAGTTGACCCTCGACATTGATCTGCGTGCGCCCGCGGTACGGGTGCACGAGCAGAAACGGGCCGACGCGATTGCGGAAGAGCGTTTCGAGTCGCTTGAGCCTGACGTGGTAGTCGTCGCCGATCAGGTAGCCGTCGACGTCGAAAACATCGGCTTCTGCGCCCAGGTCCTGGACGCGAACGTAGTCGGTGCCCGGGAACTTCTGAACGGCACTGCGACGGCCCACCTGCGTCTTCGCCGACTCCACGTGGAACGGGATGTCAGCGATGGACGCAGGGAGGGATAGGTACTGGTCGAGCCAGGCTGGCATCAGGGCGGGACCTCGCCAGCGCGGCCGGTCTGGCCGGTGTTGCGAGTATTGTTTGCGATGTCGCGAAGGTGTGTATCGAGCGATCGAAGCACTGCGAGTTGCTGGCCTCCGGCGTCGCCGTCCGTGCCTGCGCCGCGTGCCCGATTCGAGGGGCCACCACCAGAGAAGAGGCTTCCGATGAGCCCACCGAGCCCGCCTGCGGCAGGGAGAGACCCGACCGCAGCGTCGGTCATGTCGTCGCCAACGCGCCGCGCTCGCCGTCGAGCTGCCTGCGTCGATCTCGTCGTCGCACCAAGGATCGAATTCTGCGCCTCAAGCTCTGCGGCGCCCACCGCGCCAAGCTGTCGCTCGCGGTTCTGGTCGTTCGTGAGCCGAGCAGCTTCGATGCCCGGGTCGAGCGTGCCCGATAGGCTCCGGAGCATCCTGCGACGGTCGCGCGCCGAGATCGGACCCTGCGTGCCTTCGATGGCGGCAAGCGCCGCCGCGGTGTTCGGATCCTGGAGCAGGTCGCCGAGGCCGCGCTCGGTGAAGCGTCGGCGAACGTCCGCGCTCAACGTCGCACCGCTTGCGCCCTGGGCTCCCTCGACCTGGCTCTTGATCGTGTCGAGGCCGATGCGTCGCCGATTCGACTCGTTCTCGATCTGGTCGCGCTGTCGCTGCGCCATCGTGGCGGCACGGTCGACACGGGCCGCGCCCATTGCTCCAGCGAAGTCCGCCGCAAACTTCGAGCCTTGGCCTTCATCCAGTATGCCAACAAGCTCAGCAAATCCGGCAATACGAGGGACGATGGCCTCCATGCCGGAGATGATGCCGTCGGTTGTCATGCCGATGACGTCGCCGAGCGATCCGAACGCCGTGGTTCCAGCGCCCGACGCGCCCAGTGCCGAGTTGATCGCGCCGACGAAGTCCGTGATGCCCTGCACGGAGGAGCGAACGCCCGGGAGCAGTTCGTTTCCGATGCTCGTCCCGAGCCCACCGAAGGCACCGCCGAGCTGTTCGAGGTCGCCGGTGAGATTGTCCTGCATGATGCGCGCGGTGCGCTCTGCTGCGCCTCCACTCGCGTCGAGCTGCGCCACGAGTTCCGAGAAGCGCGCCGGGTCAGCGTTGATGATGGCGCCCATCGCCCCAGCCGCGTTCATCCCGAAGATGGACGTAAGCGCCTGCTGTCGCGCGCCAGTCGACTTGCCTTCGAGCGCGTTGCGGAGGTCTGCCAGGATCTCCGGCATCCGGCGCATGTTGCCTTCGGAGTCGGTCGTAGAGACCCCGAGCTGTCGAAGCGACCGTCCGCCGGCACCGGATGGTGCGCTCAGTCGCGTGAAGGCAGCGCGTAACGACGTGCCGGCCGACGATCCGCGGATGCCTTGGTCGCCAAGGATGCCGGCGAGTGCCGTCAGATCCTGGAACGCCGTCATCGCCTGACCGCGGCCCATCGACGAGAAGATCGGCGCCGCGTACTTGAGTGTCTCGTTCAGATCCGTGACGTCGACGTTCGACGCCTGCGCGCCGGTCATGAGGACGTCCGAGATGCGACCCGACTGGCCCGCCTCGAAGCCCATGGAGCGCACGGCCTGCGCGATGAGCGAGGAAGCGAACCCCGTATCCGTGCCCGACGCCGCGGCGAACGAGAGCGCCGCGGGAGCCGCCCGCGTGATCTGCTCGACCGAGAAACCGGCCTTCGCGAAGTTCTCTTGGACCGCTGCAACCTCGGCCGCGGAGAACTGCGTCGCGGCGCCAAGGTCGGCCGCCTGCCGCGTGAGAGCAGCCATCTCGGAGCGCGAGCCTGCCGTAGCAGCGCGGACACGAGACATGGCCGACTCAAGCTCGCTCGCCTGCGCGACCGCGGCTGTCATGGCGGCACCGAATGCTGCGGCTGCGGCTGCGGCGCTGGCCGCGACAGCGAACATCGCGCCGCCGGCAATCCCCGCGATCCCGCCCACGCTCGTCAGCGAGCCAAGGCCGGGGATATTGCCGAATCGGTTGCTGAGGTTCTGATTCGCGCGCCCGAACCATTCGTTGATGCCGATGCGGGGCGCCGCGGGCATGGCTGGCACAGCCGCGAATCGCCCGTTCGACCCGCCCTGACCACGAAACCCATTCGTCGCGCGGTTGACCTTAGTGATCGCTTCGGCGGCGCGCTTCCATGCGGCCGATTCCTTGTCGATCGCCTTGACCTTGTCGTTGATCGACTTGGTTGCGCGCGTGTTCGCTTGGTCGATCGCCTTGACAGAGTTGGCGAACTTCTGGACCTGGCCAGCAGCCGGAAGCGCCTTGACGCCGGCCTTTGCGAACGCAGCAGCCGTCTTCTCTGTGCTGCCATTCGCCTTCTTGGCAGCGTCGTCGATCTTCTTGATCGACTCGCCCGCCTTGACGAACTTTCCGCTGGCGTCGCGCGCTGCGGCGCCGGTCTTCTTGACCGCCTGCTCGACCTTCGTGATCTCGGCCGACGCGTTGCCGACGACGTTGATCCGTACGTTGGCTGTGCGGTCATTCATTCGTCAGTCTCCGGCGCCGGCTCGGGTTCGCCACCGTTGATGCAGTCGACGAGCCACATGAGCTCGGCGAGCGGCGCATCGAATAGATCTCTGCGCCCGAATCCGAAGTGCTCGCCGACCATGCCGACGAGCCTCTTCACGGTTTCGGGCTTGAGAAGTTTCCCCGCGCTAGCAGCACGCCGAAGTAGACTGCCTTCGTGTCGGCCAGGTTCGATAGTTCGTCGACTGCTCGCGCTGGCTGCGCGATGCGAGCGGCGAATCGAAGCGTAGCCGCAAAGGACGAGTCTTGAGCGTCGTCAGCGATCGTGCCGTCGAAGTAGTCGCGGGCCTTGAGCGGACGCAGTCGGATACGGTCGTGCTCGTCGTCGCCCACCTTCACAGGCGAGAGAAGCCGAACGATGACGCTTCCATCCTTGTTCGACATGACGCGCGACGCGGCTTCGATCTCGGGCTTGGCCGCATCCGGATCCGACTCTATGAGCGTCTCGAAAAGCGCTCGAAGCGCCTCCGGAACCTTGCTCAGGTCGGTAGGCGCCTCGGACACGTGATCGTCATTTGGGACTTCGCGCATCGATCAGCCCGGCTTTCCGGTCGAGCCCTGGAACGTGACCTGCATGGTCCCCTCCTTCGTGATCTCGGCCGATTCGGTATGCGTCATCGACGCGAACCTGATCTTGCTCTTGTTCGCGAACGTAACGAGGCACGGCTCGCCAACGATGGCTTCGATCGCTTCCGCTTCCTGGTCGGCGACCATGGAGAGCGTCACCTTCAGCTCGCTCATACCGGGCTCTTCGTGGGTGTCCACCGAGCCGTCTGCGTTCGCGACGGCGGTGCGCTTCTTGACGCCGCGGTTGATGCTGTCGACGATTCCGCGGAGCTTGAGGCCCTTGCCGGGAAACTCGACGATGGAGTTGCTTTTCCTCTCGGCCATCACTGCACCTCAAGTCGCGTGGCAACCGTGACCACGATGTCTCCGACTCGCATCGGATGGTAAAAATCGAGCCGCGTTCGATCGTTGGCGTTGCGCTCGCATCGCGAGTTCGCCACGAAGTTGGTGACGTCCTGGACATTGCCCGTTCCGGCGTAGTCCTCGTAGAACGTATCCATCATGGCCTTGCCGCCGGACTGCGTGATCGCGCGGATCCCGGGGCGAAGCGGCGTGTCATCATCGACGAGCTTGTACGTTTCCAGGATCGACGTCTTGGCCTTCCACCGCGCCGAGTAGTCGTGGATGATGCGCATCGTCGTGAGGTCGTGGAATTTCTTGTCCGCCTGACCCTGCGCATCGGTCTTGTACGCCGTGACGAGACGCTCGATCGCGACCGTCCCATCGATCGCCACGTCGTACGTCGACATGCCGGCGGCAAGGAGCTGGTTGCGCTCCGAGAACTCGAACCGGTCTTCGATGTCCGGCGCGATGCAGTCGGGAAGCGTGAGCCCCTTGCGTGGAAGGCCGGGGTCGTTCGCATACGCGAGCGTGTCGCGTGCGGCGACCTGCGCGGCCCAGATCCAGAACGGCGTGGGCGATGCGCCCGCTTCGGTCGGGCACATGTGCTTGCTGTTGCGCGACGCGGACCACGTGAGCGAGTCTGCGAGCGAGAGCGTGGTGGCCACGAAGGCCGTGCCGCGCATCTCGACGCCGCCAGCGAACCGGCGCGCCATCTCGGTGTCGATCGTGTCGAGCGCGGTGTCGTCGTTGAAGCCGCAGACGATCGTATCGTAGTGCGTCGCCGCAGCCGCAGCGAGAGCGCCGGTCAGCGTGAGCGAAGTGGCGCCACCAGACATCGCGGTGATCGTGACGGTGAACCCGCCGATGTCGCCGCTGACCTGTCGGATGTCGATGTAGTTCCCCGCGAGGCCCTTGCACCGAGCCGTAAGCGGAAGCGTCGTACTCGACGTGATCGAGCTCGTCGTCACGGTGCGGCGCGTGTCCGCATCGATTGCCGCCTTGAGTGCCGTCAGGTAGTCGGTGTCATTGTCGTCACCAACCTCAACCGCGACACTGTAGCGTCGCCCACCGATCATGAAGTCGAGAGACCCTGCCGTGGTCGCGGTGCCCGACGCAATGGCAATGGATCCGGTGGCCGCCGTACCCGATCCATTGTCGATGCCGATGGCATCAACGACGCTCGACTTGTCGATGCGCTTGTACGCTCTGCACATCTCGGCGAGATACGAGCCGGCGCCAGCCTTGGCGTCGCCCGTGGTCTCGCCGAGCACACGGAAGACCGTGTCGGCTGCAATGGCGCCGGTGCTCAGACGCTGCCCCAACAGAAGCACGCGCTTCGCCGCCGCTCCAGTCGGCCCGGAAGTCGCGACTTCCGTGAGACTGGCCGGCACTTCGTTGGTCGCAGAGATCTCGTCGAAATCGATTGCCACGTTGTACCTCCAGGCGGAACACCCGCCGATTCGATGGGCATCGCCCTGGATTGACTGCTAGAATTGCTCCATTTCAGGAGCAGGTAATGGACAAGAGCGCGCATTCTCGCGGACCAAAACCCAGGCCAGCGGAGGAACGGTTCTGGGAGAAGGTCAACCGAGATGGTCCATTGGTCCGTGAAGAACTTGGTCCATGCTGGGTGTGGACAGGGAGCTGCCACCGGTTTGGTTACGGATGGATCGCTGTTGGATCCAACAGCGACGGGTCATCTCGTCGTGAGGTGACGCATCGCTTTTCGTGGACGATTGCCAACGGGACAATTCCGGCGGGAATGCACGTGCTTCATCAGTGCGACAATCCCGCCTGCGTTCGCCCAGACCATCTATTCCTTGGTGACGATGAGGCGAACAGACGTGACGCGATCGCAAAGGATCGTCATTCGCGTGGCACCAGGAACAGCAAGGCCAAACTCAACGACGACAACGTTCGTTGGATTCATTCGGCATATACACGCGGCGCCTTTAGCCAGTCACAAATCGCCGCCATGTTTGGCATCTCGCAGTCTCTTGTTTGCAGGATCCTGCGTCGCGAACGATGGAAGCATGTCGCCTAGTCGTTCGCGCTTTCCTTCCGCCGACGGTGCGAGCGGGTGATGGGTTGCTCGGGCTCGCCTGCCTCATCGGCGGGAGCGGAATCGCCAGCGTCCGCCTTCACGGCGAAGACCTCGGGAAGCAGAACGGCTTCGGTTTGAATGTCGATCCGCTTCTCCTGGCTCTTTGCGAGCGGAAGGAGATCGACTTCGCCAGCGATCAGGCGCCGCGCCCAAAACACATCGACGAGCACGACCTTGCCATCCGGCGGGATCTGCTCGTTCGTCCTCGGGTCACGCACGTGTGCGCCGTCGCGCGGAACCGCGCGCATTCGCTGTCCGATCATGGAAGCCCTCAGGTGATGTCCGCGTCGAAAGCGCGGTCTACTTCGTCGGGATCGGCGTCTGCGGACCCGTCGCTCATCGCTGTCGTGTGGATCCGTGAGATGGCGACGCCATCCTCGAACAGATCCTCGAAGAGCTTGGTAGACGTGAGCGTTACCGACGCTTGAAAGCACGGCATCGCGAAGTCCGAGTCGGCCGGCGCGATGAGGTAGCGAGCGGTTCCGACGGCCAGCGATGGCGCATCGATGTCGGCGGCATCAAGGATGCGGTCGCCATCATCCACTTCCGGATCGCGGCCCATCCGCAGGATGCCAATGCACCACTTCCAGACGTTGCGTAGGACCGGCCATCGCAACTCGATGCGATCGAGAGGTGTCTTCGGCGCGTAGTAGTCGACGCGCACCGTCATCGTCTCGACGTCCTCGTCCTGGCTGGCGACTTCCTGCCGGTCCGAGTCGCGATAGACCACGAGGCATGGGAACTGAATCATCGGCGCCAGGTCGAGCCGCACAGGCCACGTGTAGACCTTGGCGATAATGTCGGGCCCGAACTTGGCTCGAAGGCTCTCCGCCAGCAGATACGCAATCGCGTCGATCTGCTCGTCGCTCTGCTCGTCGTACGACGGTTCCATTCAGCGCCTACTGAAGCTCACAACGCGACGGCTGCGACGCTTCGGATCGACGATGAGCCGGCACCGGTTGATCTCGTCCGCGAGCCGCCGGACCTCGTCCTCGAACTGCGTCCGGTACTTCTTTTCCATCGCATAGAACACGCTCGCATCAGCCGCGTTCGTGATGGCGAGCTCGTACAGACGCGCCGCAGAGCCGAGCTTCACTGCGTGCTCGAGCTTCGACGTGTCGACGATGTCCGTTTCGGCGATCGAAGGGTGCGCGTTGCCGAGGATGCGGAGCGTCTCCGCGAGCGCATGGTCGCGCGCTGGCTTCAGCGAAGGCCACGCCTTGGGCTTCAGGTTGGTCGCGCCCGTGCCCTGACCGCCGAGCCACGTGTTGAGATCGACGTCGGTCAGAACGCTGTCGACGTCGATGGTCACTTGGACTCCACGGACTTTCCGACCGCGGCCGAAAGCTCGGCCGTAAGCACATCGAGCTTCGCTTCGACGCCGCCGCTCAGGTAGTGCCGCGCCTGCACGCCGGGGTGCATAACCTTACCGAAGAACCGAAATCCGGCGTCGCCGCCAGCGATCGAACCCTGAATCGGGATCTTCAGCGCGCGAACCTTCTTCGGTCGGATCGGGTACTTCGCGCCACGCTCACCATGCAGGCCGGAGCCAAACTCCTGCGCCTCAGCACCAGGAGCGCTCGCGGTCATGTCGCCGACCATGCCCGTCCCGAGGTTGCCGGTGACTTCTCCGCGCTTGATAGAGTTCGCGAGGACGCTCTTGTTCTTCGGCGCGAGTCGCTTCGCCTCGGTCACCATCGCATCGAGACCAAGCTCGAACGCCACGCGCGCATTCGTATCGGCACGCGACAGCATGCCCTCGAACGCGCCAAGGTCGATGGTGAACTCGTTTCCGGCCATGGCTCAGGGAGCGGGCGTCTCGTAGATGAGCGTCCAGACCGCGGCGCCTTCGGTTGGGTCCGAGCACTCGTAGATGTCGAGCCCGTTCGTGCCGTCGGTGTTGTGCCACCGCGAGAAGCGGGAGTAACCGGCGGTCACGTCGTCGTCGACGGTCGGCGCCGCATCGGTCGACGTGTTCTTGATGACCGTCGCGAACTCGGCCCATGATGCGTTGTTCGGAGTCTCGTTGAGGCATAGGAACATCACGCCGCTCGACGCGTTGCGCCACTGCGTCCCCTTCGCGTATCCGAACGATTCGAGATCGTCGTACTGCGTCGGGTCGCGGTCGGCCCACACGGTGTTTCCGATAACAACGAGAGACATGGCTCAGCCCTTGATCCCGGCGCTTCGGAGCGCCTCCCGGAGTCGCGGTTCGCGCCATCGGCCATCGATGGCGACTTCGTGAAGCGCGGCGATTGCGCGGAGGTCTTCGAGGCCCATCGCGTCGAGGTCGTCGCGGGCCTCTGCGGTGACCACCGTGCCATCGTGCGGCTCGGGCTCAATCTCCATCGCCTTCGCGACGACGGGAGCGACGTGGCGCCACGGGCAGGGCTGGAAGTGCGAGTGCGCCGACTCCGGAACGGTCGCGGACACGAGCTCCGGCAGGACGAATCCCTCCGGCAGCTCGCCCCACGGTTCCAGGTACAGGCGCGATCCGTATTCGCCGATCGTGCAGACCAGCGCACGACCGCATGCTGGTGACGTGGACTCACCGTTGCGCATCTCGTAGATGCCGAGAGCGCCGTGGTAGGTCGGGTCATCGTGCAGAATGCGCCATGCGCCCTGCGCGATGCCGTTGCCGTCACGAGGCAATTGGTCGTGGTTGATCATGCGTCGGCTCCGAATCAGGCGGTGACGATGCGCTTGGCGCGCGCGAGGCTGAGGTCGGAACCGCAGCACATCGCTCCGAACCACAGCAGGCGTCGGCCGAGCTTCGACTCGCCCTGCTTCTGCCCGAGCTCCAGGATCTGGAATCCGAGCACCGTGGTGTCGCGCGGGTCCGCCTGGACCTGCTGCGAGCCTCCGCCGAACGCCGCCATGTAGACGCCGTCGCCGGGCCCGAAGTTCGCGAGGTAGACGCTGGAGAGCGTGGTTCCGCTCGACGCGCCCGTCTCGGTCGACGGGATGTTGTCGTTCACGAGGATGGGGATCCCGTTGAACGACGGCAGCGTGAACTTCCCGAGCGGGCCGTCCATGATGAAGTCGGGCGGCGTGCCACCGGCCGCACGGACGAGGGCCGTGTACTTGCGGCGAAGCTTCGAGTTCATGACGAACGCGAGCTGCCCGCTGCGATTCTTCACCGCATCGATGAGCTCTTCCAAGATCGGCAGCGAGAGCGCGTCGCCAGCGCTGCTCGATGCGTCGCGGGTCTGGCCGCTCGTCACCTGATACTGGAGACCATCGAAGTCGTTGGTCGCCGTGAACTCGATGCGGCGGATCGCGTCGGCGGTCGCGTCCGACACGTCGAGCGTGACGGTGATCCACTTGCTCGGGTCGTACGACGCGAGCGTGTAATTGCCGTCCGCGGCGCACGCGACAGCCGTTCCGAAGTCCGGGTCGCCGGGAGCTCGGAACTGGAGGAGCGTCCCGCTGTGCGTGTACTTGAGCTCGCCAGCTCCGTTGCGCTCGCGGATGAACGGCGACGCCTGCACGAGCGCGTCGACGTACGCGCCCGACTGGAACGCCTCCGACGTGAACGTCGTCGAGATCGACGAGCCGGTGATCATCTTCGCGGAGAGCGCAAGGCCGGCCGCCTTGAGCTTCATCATCGTCTGCTGTTCGATCTGCGAGACGCGATCGCTCATGAGTGACTGGGCGAAGTTCGGGATGTAGAAGTCGGCCGCGAACTCACGGTTGCTGACCGTGACCTTCTCGGTGCGGCCCGTGCTCTCCGAGACCGATCCGCCTGGAGCGATCGACGCGAACGATCCGTTGCTGACCTCGCGCTCGAACGAGAATCCCTCGCCCGCCTTGGGGACGAACGGGATCATCGAGAACATGTAATCGGAGGTCGCGATCTGACGGAACATCGCCGTCTGATAGGGGTTCTGCGACGCCTCCATCGCCTGTGCGATCGTGAGTGCCATGGTTGTATCTCCTGCTGCTGCCGGGTGGTGAATCCGTCACCGCGACAGCGCGGTGCGGGAACTTCAGCGGCGCCCACGCATTTCGTTGGCTGCCGCGATGAGGTCTTCGGTCGACTGCTTCGAGAGCGTCTTGCCCCCGAGCCCGTTCGATGCGCGCGTGCCAGCTCCGCCACTCGGAGCCGCAGTGAAGAGCGCGCCGTGCTGCTTCATCCACTCGGCGACGGCGTCATCGAGCTTGGTGAAGCGCTTGTCGAGAACGTCGACGGCTGCGATTGCGCCCGTCTCGTCGTATTCGATCTTCGCGTCGTCGCGGAATCCCTTGAGGGCGAACCGCGTCGCCTCGGGAAGCACCTTGTGCGTCGCGAGAAGCGAGTTGAGCGCGTAGTCGACCTTCGTGTCGCGAAGTGCCTGCGCTTGCTGCGCGGCGAGACTGGATGCTTCGTCCTTCGCCTTCGCAAGCTCCGCGAGCTTGGCCTCGTACGTTGCGAGCTGGCGTGCTGCGGCTGCCTTTTCCTTCTCGGCTGCCGACTTGCCCGCGTCAGCCTTTTCGAGTTCGAGCTGTTCCAGCTTGGAACGGAGCTCTCCGATGGCCGTGTCGCTGTCCGCTTTGATCTTCGCCTCGAGCGACTTGCGCTCTCGGGCGATCAGCGCGTTGACCTGCTCCTGCGTGAACGTCTTCGTCTCTGCCGCGGACGCATTGGTCCCAGCGCTCGCGGACGCGTCTGCGCCCGCCGATGCGGTATCAGTCATGTGGTGACCCCGTGGATTTGCGGCGCCAGGTCGCCGAGCCTCGCGAGATCCCGTGTGTCTCCGCGTGCGAGTCCTGCGGAGCGGTCTAAGTCATGTGCCCGTGCGGCGAAGCGGAACGGTCACGCTCGATTGCGAGCGCGGTTCCGTTCCAAGAACTTGATGGACCGGGATGGGATTGCCTCGGTCGTCGATCACGCGAGAGCGGTCGGAGGCGCTCTGGTCGAAGATGCGTGCGCGCGTCGGACCGAGCAGTCGTTGACGAGCCGCGGCTGGCTGTCGTGCGAGCCAATCGGTGGCCGTCTCGCGTCGCGGATCTTCCCAGCTACGTGGCGGCTCGGGCTCTCCGCGCTGCTGTGCGAGCTGCCGGCGGAAGTGGCTCTCGTCCAAGATGGCCGTGGGGACACAGAGGCAGTTCGGGTGTGGCGTCTCGGGGTAGTCGTCCCGCGTGTACCCGCCGGGCCCCATCCCGTCGATCGCCTGGTTCGCGTACAGGTCGCAGACATCCTCTGTCGGATGCGAGCCCGATAGTGTCCAACGCAGCCCCTTCGTGTACGGCTGCTCCTCGACGCTCGCTATGTAGCTCTGTCGGTGCGCCTCGACGGTCTCGTGTCGAGCGATGCGTCGAGCTTGGAACTGTGCCCGATCGGCGATGTGCCGCTGAACGATGCGGTCGATGTTCCTTGGGGTCGCCCGCTGCACATCGTTCACGAACTGGCGGACGGCGGAACGGAGCGAGGTGAGCCCGTCGCGACGTCCCGCGCCCTCTCCGAGGCGTTCCATCTGCCGCACGTGGCGGTCGATGGTGTCGAGCAGTTCGCGACGGTCTCCGGTCTCCAGAGCGCGCCGTGCAGCCGCCGCAATCTCCTCGGCGTACCGAGGCACGGGGATGCGCATCTCTGTCGCGTTCTCGGCGATGAACCGTTCCGCGGTCTGGAAGATGCCTTCGCGGGCTTCGATGCTCGACCGAACGACGCGGCCGGCGGACCGGCCGACCTCGTCCATGTTCCGGTAGAGCCTGGACGACAACGGAACCCGATCCGGCGCGAACTGGCCCGTAATGCGAGCCGCAGCCAAGAATCGCTCACGCTGCTCCGAGATGCGCGCTGCGATGAGAACGGCGCTCGGGTCATGCATGGGCCCAGTCGGACCCGTGAGCGCCACGTGTTGCTGCTCGGCCCGAACGGCGCCCATCTCGGACGTCTGCCGGATCGCCCGGCTCACGTGCTCGACGGCAATGCGTCCAAGCTCGCGCGTGGCCTCGTCGATGATGATCTGAACCTGGGCCGGTCGCGCGTTCCGAAGGCGCATCTTGAGGCGCTCCAGGATCGGAGCCCATGCGCGATCGAGGTCGGCCTCGGTGCTCACGACGTACCGCACGAGCTGGCGGCGGGACTCGTCGCGAACGCGGTTGACGATCTCGTTGACGGCTCGGCGGCTCGTCATGCGTCACTGCCCCGGCGGAACGGGAGGCTGTTGCTGCTGCGCGACCTGGTTCGCCTGCGCGTCTGCTGCTGCGGCGATACCATCCTGAGCGAACGCGGCCATCGAAGCCTTCTCGACTGCCTGCTGATCGAGCTCTTCCTCGATCGTGGCAAGCGTGTCGTCCTCGACGTTCGGAAGTAGCTGCTGAACGAGGCGCATCTTGATCGCCTTGCCGGCGGTGTTGCCGAGCTCAGCCGTAAGCGCGTCGAGGGCCTGCTTGATCTCGGCGTCGAGATCTTCCACGTCGAAGTCCGTGGGGGCGATGACGCGGATCTTGTCGATCTGCGCCTCGGGCACGTTCAGCGCCTTCGCGACGAGGCGGTACGTATCCTCTTCCCAGATCGCGACATTGGCAGCGAAAGAAGCGATAGCCGCATTCGTCGCGGCGAAGGCGTACCGTCGAGCGATGCCCGTTGCGTCAGCGACTCCGGACGGGCGCACGTGTTCGGTGCGGGCCATCCGGTAGATTTCGCGGATGGTGGCCTCGATGCGCGTCTCGAACGAAGCGGCGATGTCGGCGGGCGGGGCGAGGAAATAGTGTTGCCTGCTGGCCGTCTGATCGAGCTCGAGCGCGTTCTCGGTGCCGATCGTGAGGTCGTCCTCTTCCTCGGTGTCGCCAGTGACCTGACTGATGGGACGGGCGAGAACGAGGATCGGGAACGCGTGCGAGCGGAGGTTTTCGTCGAGCTCGGAACAGAGGTTGAACAGTCGCCGCGAAACGAGAGCGACCTGGCCATGCATCGGGAGGCCGATGATGTGTGAATCTTGGGCTTCCTTCTGACGACAGATCGTGATCGGCACTTGGCCGAGTCGGTTCTGGCCCTGCTTCGTGAGCGTGGGTTCGCCGTTACCTTCGCTCGGGATCTCGTAGACCGCGAACGAGTCGGAGGTCCACAGCGTGACCCGCGAAAACCGCCGCTCATCGCCAAGCGGGTCCGGCCGAGTGACGTGGTCCGTCTTCACCTTGGCCCAGACGAACGACGCGTCTTCGCTCTCCCATTCGGTCAGGTTCGCGGGGAAGAGCGGGACGAGCTTGGGCCCGGTAACGCCAACCGCACGAGCCTGCGCGGCCGTCACGGTGCCCTCGGGAACATCCGGCATCTCGACCACGGTCGGACACCAGCCAACGACAGCAGAGCGGAGCGTGACGCGCTGGCGCATGCGCTCGAGGGTCGTGCCCTGGCCGTCGACGTTTCGGCGCCACTCACGAACCGAGTCGGGAAGGTTCTCGACCGAGAACGGCTTCGCGAGCATGAACGCGATCTTGAGGTCGGTCAGCGCCTCGACGAAGTTGAGGTACGTCGCAACCTCGATGCGCCGATTGAACTTCTCGCTGTCCTCGCGCGGGTAGCGGTCGAGGTACGTGTCGTGAACGATCGGGTAGCACGTAGCGGCCGAGCCGAGTTCGTGGTCGCACTGCTTGATCCTGCCGCGGAAGCCGCCGGAGCCGGCGTAACTGTCGAGCAGGAAGCGATGGTACTTCTGCTCTTCGAGGTAGCCCGCACGCGTGCGCAGGAGCTTGTCGCGCAGCGAGTCGGACATTCAGATTCCTCGTACACGCAGAGCGCGCGGCTTTCGTTGAACTGGAACGCTCAGCCTGAGCATGGCTCGTGATGCCGCGTCGATGATGTCGTCATGGACGCCATCGGGGAACGAGTCGCACTCGGCAAACAAGGCCGCGTTCCAGTCGGCTCGGACTACCTGAACGGCGCCGTACGTCTCATCGTCATCCGGTTCTGCCAGACGACTCCAGAGCTCGGCGTAGGTCTGCTTGTCCTTCGTGGCGACAACGAACTCGACCGCGAAGTCTCTCAGCTGTTGGCGGATCGATGCCGCCTGAACCTTGCCGGCCTGGCCTGGGTCCTGCCAGAACAGCTGGATGACGCCCTTGCCGTCCTGCTGCGCCGTCGCGGTGTAGAGGCTCTCGACGGCGCCCGGCGTGCCTCGGATGCTCACCAGGTCGCCGAACACGAACTTGCGATACATCGTGACCTGGCCGGCCTCGTCTCGTCGATGCCGTGGGCTCGTGATGCCCACCTTGATGCCGCGTGTCCAGTCTGGACTCGCGTTGGACGCCGACTCCTCGGTAGCTGCCAGGTCCCACGCTCGCACCCACAGAGCGATGTCGTCGGGGGCCCGATCGATGGGCTCGAACCACGTGCGGCGGAAGAACATGCCGGCCGCGGGACGAACGTTCCAGTTGCCGCCGAGTAGCCGCTCCCGCTCGACGCGTGGGAGCGCCATGAGCTTCGAGCGATAGTTCGGGTCGCCCTTCGGATTGTCGGCCAATCTGGCGGCGATGAACGTCAGCGAGACGGGCCCGGAGTCCGGGTAGCGCGCAACGAGCTCTTCGCGAGAGTCGCCCCACACAAGAGCATCGCCATCACGAACGAACCACCGAACGACACCGGAGCGCTCGGGAATGGGGAAGCCATCCGAATCAATCCACCAGTCGATGAGTCGACGAACGAACGAGTCGGGGTCTGGGTTGCACGTCGCGCGAACGTACGGACGAATGCCGCATGTCGAGCGGTTGCGGGAGACGAGAAACCAGAACTGGCCTTCCTCGAACTCGGTCAACTCGTCGAAGTAGATTGCGGCGTACTGCTTGCCGCTATGCGCGAGCTTGTCTTTCTCGTGCTGAAGATGCCGGAACTCGAGGATGGCTCCCGACGGGAACCGCCAGTCGAGCACCGGAGATTCGCGAGAAGTCGCCCCGATGCCGAGTCGTGGGTAGATGCCGGAAGCCTCCTCCCAGATCGAGCCGGAGCCGATGAGGCGCGTGCTCTCTCGCCGGAAGACGACCGCCCCGAAGCCCCGGCGATGAACATGACGTAGCGGGTCGATGGCGACGGCGAACGACTTGCCAGAGCCAGCGGCGCCGCCGTAGATAGCGATGTCGGCGGCGGTCGAGAGGAACTGCTCTTGCGGTCCAGGGTTCGGCCGAATCTCGAGCTGCTCACCCATCGCGTCCGTTGCTGGGCAGGTAGACCGTTACCGCCGCGCCCTCGTGCTTGACCTCGTGCCGCTCGATGAAGTCGCCCTGCATCTTGCCGAGCACCTCAATCGCCTTGATGCGGTCGCGGTCCTGCGCGTCGCCCTTCTCTGCGATTTCGGACAGCAGTTGCTGCCGTCGTTCGCGGTCGATGATGGCCCGCTTCGTTCGGGGGGAGCGCGCAGCCTCAATGGCAGCCGCAACCTTGTCGTTCCTTGTCAGCTTCGAGCCAATTGGAGCCAAGGTGGCGTCGTCGCCCGAGTAGCCGGCCATTCGGGCTGCGACGGTCGCGTTGCCCTGAGCGGTTCCGACGTACGCCTCGACGAATCGGCGCTGCTTCTCGGTGAGCCCGTCCATGTCGCTGGTCCCGCCGAAGCGAGCCGTAGAGGTTCCGCATCGGCATTGCTGACGGTGCGGAGGCAGAAGCACTCCCAGGCTCATGGCCAGGGTCGCATCCCGCAGTTGTGATGCCCGAAGCCGTGGCCTCGGGGTTCCAGCAGAGTAACTCCGCTGCGATGGTTGGCGTCGCCAGCCCGATGCGTCTACCGATAGGCCCCAGACATCACCTGGGGTTTCGACGAATCAGGCTGCGAGCCGTAGAGGTTGCGAGGTCGGAGCGTTCGGCCGGGGAGGTGTTGGCCGGTCCGGGTTCCTCGCGGTGCGGTTGCTGTCGTGGAGCCGAAGCCCCCGACCCCACCCACCACCTTCAGTGGTTTCGCCGGTACTTACGAATCCTTTCGAGTCGTTTTCCGTTTTCTGCAAACCGAACAGTCTCGCGATGATGCGCCTATTTTCGATTTCCGGAAGCCAGTCGAATCGCTATCTGATTTTGTCGACTCTCGACCTCAAGAATCCGCTCTTCCACCGACTCGATCTTCCGGAAGAGCTTCCTGAGGGCCTGCTCCATGGCGGCTCGAATGTCCGGCGCTCGCGACATCAGGTCTGGACAGTAGGTCCGCAACGTCTCCATGTTGACGGCATACCGCGCGCGCTCTTTCCCTTCGCCGGACCGAATCAGTAGGTGCTGGCCGGTCCGCTTCTCGCATCGAAGCAGGTAGCGCTTGAGCCACAGCGCTGGGTGCTTACGAACGATGTTCAGTTCGGCTGCCGCATCAGCAAGCGTCAAGATGCGCTGGTTCGACTGAATGGGTGGATCCGCCTTTTCTCGACTCACGCAACCCTCCTTGCGACATCGCGGATCGTCTGCTTGGCCATGTGCACGATGCTTTTCGTGTGACGCTTGGAGTACCCATACGATCGAGCAATGTCCTCGATGCTGTCGCCGTGCGCGTGTCGTCGCAGAACATCGAACGCGACGGGACCGAGCTCCGCCTCGGCGATGCGCGCCAGCTCTCGGCTCAGGGTCCACTTGAACGGGTCGATCATCCCAACCCCCGCGCAAACCGCATCGCCCGCTCCTCCCGCTCGTCCTGCGCCACCCGCATCGATGCCTCGGCGTACGCGCTCTTCGCCCGGTCCACCGCGAGACGGGCACGCGACTTCCACGTCCGCACCAGCGCCTTCGCGGCCCGGCTCTCGACCGTGCGCGCATCGGCCGCAGCCATCCTGAGCGTCTCCCTGGCCAGCTCTTCGCCTTCCAGTAGGGCGACCACGGCGCGGAGCTCGGCGAGTGTGTGCAGCCCATGCGGATTCCAGAGAGGGCGCGGGACGTACCACGCGGCGAGCACGCGGACGTGTACTGGCTCGAGTCGTGCCAGCGCGGCCCTGACCCTCGATTCCACGCGGACGGCGGCCAGCGCGTCCGCGGATGCCTCCGTGGCCTCGCTTGACGGGCTCGATCGGGTCGGTCGGCACGGAACTACCGGAAGCGCCCATCCATGCTCATCGACCGCAACGGATCGGAACTCGGATGCGGCGGCCGCGGCGAGCTGCTCGTACATGCCGCCGGAGCTCGGGAACATCCGGCCGCGGAGGACGCTTCCGAAGTAGTCGGCGAGCTCGTGTTCGTGACGCTGCGTGAAGTCGCTCATTCGTCCTCCCCCGCTTCCAGCCGCTCCCGTTCGCGCCAGACAAAATCGAGCACCTGACTTCCGATGCGCCCGTCACCGCGGCGAGACATCGCGTTGCCCAAGTCGTCGAGCAACCGCAGCGCCTCCTCGCGAACGGCGCGCCTGAATTCCGCGTCCTCCACGATCGTCTTCATCGCGCCATCGCCTCCAGGTCGTCCGCAAGCGCGTCGAGCCACGTGCCTGCGGAATCATCGGCCTCTGTGGCCTCGGACTGCTCGCGAGCCTTCTTCGCGGCGATCCGCAGGCCAGCGTCAACACCATCCGCCAGCATCACGACCTGCGCATGCGTCAGCGGAAGCGACTCGACGCCATGGCCCGTGACGATGATAAACAGCCCATCCGCAGACGTGTTGATTCGCACATCGAACCCAAGCGCTCGCAGCTTTTCGATCGCATCGTTCATCGACTCAACTCCACGCTCTCGATACTCGCCAGCTCCAGCGACACCCGCCTGCACTCCCGTCGCGAATCGCATCGTCGGCAGTCCTCGACCGTTCGCATACGCGTGTGCTCGGGCGCCGATCGTTGCAGCGCGATGAGCTGGGTGCGGAGGGTGGCGATGATGGTCATCGCACCCGCTCTCCGTTGACGAAGAAGCCGCCTTCATTGACGAGCTTCATGAGGCTTCCGAGCGCACACCCGGCACACTCCTCATGCGGATAGTCGAAGTGCTCCGAGTCCGGAAACTCCGCGCCGCACGTCTTGCACGTGAGTGTGCCGAGTGGTTCGTCGCCTATGGCTTTGGCGATGACGTCGATGAGGTGGGTCATGCGTTCTCTCGCTCCCAGTTCTCGCGAAGGTCGCGCATCCACTCGTTCAGCTGTGTGCCGACCGAGAACGCAGTCAGGGCGGCAAGCGACGCGTCGTCCAGGTAGACGAAGAAGCCAACCAGGAAGACGCCTGGCACGGCGACGAACAACGACAGGTGCCGGAACCACCAAGGCTTCCGCATCATCGAATCACCTCGCACGGCCGCTTGAACCGCTCAGCCTGCTTCACCGCGTCCCAGGTGCCGCCCTTGCTGCCGGCGACGAAGGCGACCATCCGATCGCAGTGGGTCGCGATCACCGTGTTCCGGAAGAGAAGAGCATCACGTGCATTCGACGGGGCCGCGAAGGTAGTCGTCCATCCGCCATCCTCCCAGATGCCGCCCTCGTCACCACACCAGCGCGATTCGATCACGAAGCATCGACCGATGGTCCGACGTGGACGGAACTCCAGCGTCTCCAGTCCGATGCAGCGATGCGCTTCTTCGACAGCAACCGAATCGACACCGCTTGCTCCGCCAGAAATGACCTGAGTTCCGCGCGGCAGTAGGCGCACATACGTTCGCACTAGCGCCTCGGTCTCGGGCGAGCAGTCGCGGGCGCCGACGATGGCGACTCGTTCAGTCATGGCACCCCTCGCAACAATCACACTTCAGCTCGTCATGCGGCACAACGAACGAGAGCCGCTCTTTCCCGTCCGCATCCACAACTCGGACGCGCGTGCCTTCCATGGCGCGGCGGAAGTAGCGCTTTCGGTTCCGGCGAAAGGTCGTGTCGCGGATGGTGATGGTGCGGTCAGTCATGATCGACCTTTTGCCCGCACACGCATGTGAGGTCGGCGTGGCACTCCCAGCGCTCCGTGCGCTCGATCGCGTCACGTGCGCGCGATTCGCATACCGAGATGCATTCGGCAGTGGAGTCGACACAGAACACGGCCCCGACGTAGCGATCGCAGGAGGAGAGGAAGAGCGAGAGAGCGACGACGATCCTGGTCACAGCTCCCCCATGGACTCGAACGCCTTCGCGATGGCGGCCTTGGCGGCTGCGATCCAGGCGGCGCGATGGTCCTTGCTGAGCTGGTCCCACGGCGTACACGCGCCCGGAACGGGGTCGCAGTACGCCTCGTATGCGGCTCGGCCGATGGCTTCGTTGGTCATCGCGCGACCTCGCTGAACCAACGCGCTTCCAGCGGCCCAACATGAATGACGGTGCAGAACCGATGCCGCTCGATGCCGAAGTGCCAGTCGTCCCAGTAGTAGAGGTCGATCGGGCCTAGGTGGGCGATGTTCATCGAAACGCCTCCACGTGTAGTTCGACTCGCGGTCGTTGCGGATCGTGGTGGTTCTGTGCGTGAGCAATCTCAACCTTGATCGCATCATCCCAAAGCGCCCAGACCGCGCCGTCCACGACCGCGCGAGCGATGTCTCTCGCGTCCGGGAAGAGTGGATTGCGGCTGAAGATGTCGAGCCGAACCGCGTAGCTACCTGCATCCATCGGCCACCCGAGGTGCTTCTCTCGCGTTTGAGTCCAAAGCTCATCGTGCACATGACGCTCGTATCCAGCGGAACGGTCGGGCCTGTACGCGTGCCCCTTTGGGAATGGGGACCCATCGATCACGAACGTTGCCGACGCAATCAGGCTCATACGCTCCTCCGCTTCGGCAGCAGCGCTTCTACTTCGCCAGCGTGCGAGGCCCACTCGGCGATGCATAGCGATACGGCGGCGTCACCGCTCGGCGCGTCGACACCGTGGATGTTCTTGGCTCGAGCAAGCGCGAAGTTCGTGAACTGCTCGCCAGTCATGCCGAACCGATATGGAAGGACCTTCGCCTTCCACGTCTGCGAATAGACTTGCACGATGCGCCGGTCCGGATGTCCGGCCGCCTTGAGCGCTGCGGCCCAGTGCCCCCATCGCGCCCCGAGACCAGCCATCATCCGCGGCGTCGCATGCGGTCCTCCGGCGCTCCATTTCTCGCGGACCACGATCAGCGAGAGGCCAAGCTCACTAGCGAGCCATGTGGCCGCCTGAACGATCGTGGGCTCATCGCCGGCTGTGACTGCGGCACATGCATGCACTTGGAGCTTCGGACCACCCGAAACCACAATCGCGGCGCCGGCCTTCTTGCCGGGGTCGACCGCGAGGATGACGCACCGAAGCGCAACCGGGCTCGACGGTG